GGCTGTGTATTCGGCCGTGGTCGACGTGATCCTCGCCGACGTCCTGAAAACCTACGCCAACCGTGAAGAGTTGGAAGAGGTTGTTCAGCGGGTAATGGGGTTTGTTTCGTAACCAACGGAGATATTCATGAGCAGACGATTTGGAAGGAACCAGCGCAGGCGCGCCAGAGAAGAAGTGGCACGGATGGATGCTGAAGTGGCGAGGATCAATCAGGCCTTTGAAATGGAGAAAGGTCTTTGCCAGGAAATTTCAAAGAAGGCTGCGCGCCTACAGGAAGAGATTAACCGCGCGAAGGATCTGCTGCCAGAAGGGTCGATTCTGTTCGAGCCCGGAGAGTTCAGGCTCAACGGGCCAGCCAATGCGCCTATACACATGCCGGTATTGGGTAACGTTGGATACAGACCTAGCGACGCTATTCCTAAGTTCGAGACGTTCAGATCTATTCCTTTGACTGTGCTGCTCACCGAAGCGGTTCTTGATGAATTGTCAGGCCAATTGCATTTCAACGTGCAGTTTGCCGATGGTAAATGGCGATACTCGGTTGATCGTCGCGCCCTTGTTGGTTCAGCCGACACCAGAAGGCGAATGGTCGAAGAGATCAGTTTCCGTTTGGCTAAGCAGTTGGTGATCGACCTAAATAACCCAACGAAGATTCGATAAACCATCAAACGGAGGTATGAAATGAATGATCTAGTTCGTATCGACACGATAAATCTGACCATGAGCAGCAATGAGATTGCGGAGCTCACCGGGAAGGAACACAAGAACGTGGTGCGCGGCATCCGGGCGATGCTGGTTGGGCTGTATGGCGACGACTACGTGGAGCGAATCATCCCCGAGCACCGCCGGAACCGCCAGTCGGAGTTTGTGCGCGAGAACGCCGATTTAATTCTGACGGCCATTTGCGGGGATGGCTCCAATTGTGACCATGAGGACCAGCGCGGGTTTGCGTGGGAACGAGACGATCGCGGCTACATCACAAAGTTCGTTCTGGACAAGAGCCACAGTATGACGCTCGTTTCCGGATACCTATTGAAGATGCGCAAAAAGATCATCGATCGCTGGATGGAACTTGAAGAAGCGAATAGGCCGGCGCCAGTAGCCGACCTCTCCGACCCGGTTCAATTGCGCGGAATCTTGCTCGGATACACCGAAAAGGTGATCGCACTCGAAAACAAAGTCGCCGAGCAGGCACCGAAGGTCGAAGCGCTGCACCGGATCGCTACCAGTTCAATCGGCTCGATGTGCATTACCGACTCCGCGAAGCACTTGCAGATGCAGCCGGCCGTTCTCTTCCGCTGGCTGGCAGCGAACAAGTGGATATACCGGCGGCCGGGCGGAAACCATTGGATCGGCTACCAGGACAAGATTCACGACGGTATGGTCGAGCACAAAATCACGACGATCGAGCCGAAAGACAAGTGGAGCACGGAAATCGTCACCGAGCAGACGCGGATTACCGCGAAAGGCTTGGCAAAGCTGGCGACGGTATTCTCCGGCGAGCCGAAGCCGCGCCAGAAGATCGGGATTGTGAGTATGGATCGCACTCAGGCGCATATCGCCATTTCCGAGTTTGAGAAGAAAGCCGATTTCGTTATCTGGGACTACGACTCGTCGCAGGACAAATTGGCGTCGATGAATCATTGCGATGTGGTGTTCTCGCACGTTCGGCACGCCGGCCACACGACGAAATATAAGCTGGACTCGATCAAAGCGAACGTCGTAACCGTGCCCGGCGGAGTTACGTCGCTGCGCGATGCGGTTGCCCGGCATCTGGCGGCATAACTGTCCAGACTTCAAGGGGAATATCGTGTGGTTGAGATTTCATAGGCTGCCGAAGAAAGTAAGGCGCATCCGGGAGGAATTCAGGAGCCCAAAACTACGCTGGCTTGCCATTCGATCAAAGGAGCGATACGACCTATGGCCGGAAGGATTGCACACCATTGAAGCGATGCGCGCTGCGTGCATTAAAGGGGAAATTGGCCGAATTGATGGGTTCCGAATCATTCGAAGTGATATTGGTCAAGGGGCGTCAACATGATGTTCCGTAACCCGAAGTTGCTCGCATTGGCCAAGGAATCGCCCGTTTGCTTTGGCTGCCAGGCGACGAACGTTGGTCAGGTGGTCGCCGCGCACAGCAACCAGCTTAGAGATGGTAAGGGCCGCGGATTGAAGGCCGACGACTTCCGCGTCGCGTTTCTTTGCGATACCTGCCACCACGAAATTGACCAAGGCGCAAAAATGAGCCGAGCGGAACGCGTTGAATTTTGGGAAGAAGCGCACCGTCACACAATTGGCTGGCTATTCAAATCAGGAAAGGTGATCGTCAAATGAGCAACGTACCGAATTGGCAGAGAAAGAACACAAAGCACTACTGCTCAGAAGTCGACGGCCTGAACATGACCAAGGTCCAAGGTTCTATCCAGTGGAAGGGCGACGTCCATTTGAGCCAGTTGAACGAGGACTCCGAAAGCCTTCTGTCCGAGATCGAGTGGCCGAAGAAGAGCGGAAATCACTTCTTTGTTTGCGCCAGTACGGGATTGTTGTTTGACAAACAATCAGGCGCCTGCCGGCAGTCGAGCATGGTCACTCTGAATATCGATACGCTGGAACCGATGAAATGCACAGCGGCCGGGTACAGGAAATGGCTTTCTTCGCGGATATCCAGCGAGACGCTGAAGAACAAGGGCAAGCCGGGGCCGAAAACTGGATCGAAGCGCAGTTCTGTTGAAGATCTGCCGGAGGAAGAAGATGCTACAGTGGAATGAGGAACAGTTATCCGCCTACCACGCGCTCAAGCAGACTCGACGCGAGGCGAAGACGGAAGCCCAGCAGCACGTCGCCGATCGACCGCGCTCGAAGTACCGGAACAAGAAAACTCGCGTTGGGGCGCTGGTATTCGATTCAAAGCTGGAAGCCGCGCGCTACGTCGATCTGAAGAAACTGGAAGAGGGCGGCGTGATTTCCGGTCTTCAGTGCCAGGTGCCGTTCAAAATCGAAGTCAATGATTCGCTGATCTGCAAATATATAGCGGACTTCACGTATCTGGACTGCGACGGGAAGAAGATCGTCGAGGACGCAAAGGGCAAGCGCACCGACGTCTACATGCTCAAGAAGAAGATGATGCGCGCTATTCTCGGCATCGAGATTCAGGAATTCAGGAAGGAGACCCGCCGTGCGCGAAAGCCTTGACCGACTCTCCCCGGCGCTCGTCTCGTCGGACCTGAGCATGACCGCGCACCGCGGCGACGCCGATTTCGTGGCCGCCCTTGGGTTCGCGTCGCGGACATACCCGATTGCCTCACCGCTGATCCGAATGTACCTGGCGCGCGACCCGAAGGCCGTGCATGAGGCCCGGGCGGCTGCCGCTGACATGGCGCGTATAGCCGCCCGGCGCCAGGGCGTCATTCTTCGCGCGCGGGAAATGGTTGAAATCGGCAGTCAGGCGCTGCGCTACGCCATCGACAAGACGTGCCCAAGGTGCCATGGCACAAAGTACGAGCTCATACCGGGCACGAAATGCTTGAGCGTGACCGAGTGCCTGGCTTGCCACGGTGACGGCCGCCGCAAGCTACCGAGACAGCACCGCAAGCTGATCACCGAAGTAATCGCGCGCATTGAGCGGATCGAGGGAACGCTTGATTCTATCGTAGCGAAGAGGGTTTGAAATGGAAAAGTGCCTGTGGTGCGAGAGCCCGGCTACTGGGTTGTGCGATGCGCCGATTGGCTTTGAAGCCGTTGGCGCGGCGCGAGACAAAACGGGAAAGGTGACTGTATTGCTCGCCGGCAGCGGAAGTTCTTGGACGTGCGACGCTCCAATGTGCGACGAGCATCGCCGGCAGATCGGGCACGTTTGCGGAAAAGAGCCGGACAGTATTGATCGCTGCCCATACCACTACACGAACCACGGACAGCCGCTTAGAGAACTTGTGATTTTTGAATCAGAAGTTGCAGCCGTTCGTCGCAAGGTGCGTGCCGAAATCAATCGATCGATCATGAAGGAACACAATGGAACAGCCATTCAAGCCGTCGGTCATTGAACTGACAAAAACAGGTTTCGCCCCGTCGAATGCGTCGATCTCCGAGCATCTGCGTGAACAAGACGACTGGATCGAAAAAAGCGATGTTGGCGTTCGCAACGTCGTCATAGTTGTTGAGCGTATGGACGGCACGCTGTATCACCAAACGATGGGCCATGTTTGCGACCGGGCTCGTCTGCTCGGGATTCTTTCTATGGCGAGCATCCAGGCAGCAACCGGAATAGGGGGAAAGTGATCATGGGACTGTTCGACATCAGCATCGTATCGCACCCGCTGGCGTTGTCAGTAAAGTACGTTTTCTCGGTTGAGAAGACCGCGATCAGGAAGCGCCGAAGAGGGTGGCGCGTGATCAAGACAAAGGTCGAGACGCCCTGCGCGTATCAGATCGGTGGAACGATGTACGCACATCCTTCAATTGTGCAGAAACTTAAGGAAACGTATGGTTGTTGTACATGAAACAAGCGTAAAATAGCCACAAATCAACATAAGCGACCGAACATTCCCGGCCGCATCTTATAAGCCAGTGGCGACCGAATAGGTATTGTCGGTCGCGCTCGCTCTCAATTTGGGGATCTCGGCCCTTTCTCCGTGGGCCAGCCAGGCCTTAATACCGAGACGGCAATTCAGAACGGTCACCCTTCAACCGGTGGCCGTTCCTTTTTCTGACTACTCGGAGAATGACCTTCGCTTTCCGCGAAAGACTTCAGGTTTTGATTTCACGCCGTCGACCTGCCCGGCCGATAGCCGGACAGCGAGTAGCGCGTTCCATACCTTGCGCGTGTTATCAACAACCGGGCCGCGCTGATCATAGAACCGAGCGCCGGGCTTCCAGTACGGCTCTGGCGTTAGGATTGCTCTGACGAAATCCACCGGTACCGCGATGTGGCTTTCGCCGTCATTCAATGTCGCGGCTTCGGCCTCACCGTACTCGCCGATATTGGGACCAACGACGGGAGTATATCCGCACCAATTCGGCCCCCAGAACACGATATGTTCGTGGTGGTTATGCGTGTGCTTCAGGCTGGCGATGTAGTAGTTCATGATGGCCGTCCTACTTCGGAAGAAACTGATTGCACGTTGCGCAGCGCGGCCGGTTTCGCGCGGCCTTGGCCCGATAGACGACCGACGCCGATACCTCAACTTCCTTGGCCGCTTCATAGACCGTAGCCTTCGGATGCGCGGCCAGATAGTCGAGCGCCTTCTGTGTTTTACTCTTTTCGCTCATGATTTTTGCTCCACTTGGGTTGTCGAGACGTTCTTTACGCTCAGTTCAATGGCGCGCAAGATGATCCGCGCGGCGTCTTCATGGCAAACTATGCCGGCAGCGACCTTTGCAGTCTCATGAAAGAATTCTCCCAATAACACGGCTGGGTCGGCGATCCAGTCGCGGACGAACTGCTCGGCAGCCTCGGCGGAAAGAAGATCTCCCCAGTTGCTCGCCAGTTGGTCCGCTTCCAGTTCTGCAAAGCACTGGTCAGCGGCATCGTTCTCGGCATCAGCCTGATCCTGCCGGGAAACAAGGGCTCGCTCAATGGCGATTCCTGCTGTTCTGGTGTCCATGGTTACTCCTTTGGGTATCCGTCGTGCTGCACGCCGTCGAGCAGGCGACCAGCGGTTTTCTTTCCAACACGGATACCTCCTGACGGATCTATCGGACCCGTAATGGAAGGATTCTGGCTGTCAGGAAGAATTTCGCCCCATTGTTTGAATAAGAACGGCACGCCGGCCGCTGCGCATTGATCACGCAGACCGCGTGCCCATTGAGGATTCAGATTCCGTGCTTTCGGCCCAGATTCGCCGCCGACGACAACCCAGTCCAGTTGCGTGATCGATTGGTAATAGCAGTCGTCGTGCTGCTCGTGCAACGCGCTGATGTGAAATCCGCGATCTGGATTGACCAGAATGCGGTTCAGATCAACCGAACAAAGCAGCGGCTCGGCGCTGATCCAGCGTACGGAAGCCGGCGTCTGCAACAAAAGTGGAATCCGTTCATCGGCCGTTGCCTGGTCCTCGACGCTGACGCCAAGCCAGACGTTCGGCAGAGGCATGACCTTGTGGCCACCGATGTGGTGGTCAGCATTCATCCATGCCCCACCTTCGCAGTCCATTCGAAACGCCTCGCGGATCACCCGTTCGGTGAGATCGCCAGCGGTGAGGTATTCGCGCATACGCTCTGGCCGCTTCGTTAGCACCTGGAATACGTGCTGATGTGCCAGCGCCATAACGGCCAAGACCTTGTCGATGAACTCAAACGGCACATCTGGATGAAACAGGTCAGACATGGAGTTGACGAAGATCCGGCGCGGACGCTTCCAGCGCAGCGGTTTGTCCAGACGATCTTCATGCGTACGCACATCGGTGAACGCGCGACCGGTATAGGACGGAATCAAGCGCACCATGCGTGGCCACTCGCGCTCGGCGTAGCAGTTTTTGCAGCCCTGTGAGACTTTCGCGCAGCCGGTGACCGGATTCCATGTCTCGTCGGTCCATTCGATTTTCGATTTGCTCACAGCGGTTCTCCCTTCGAATTCGTAGCGCGCGGCGCAAAGTCATTGAGCAGTCCAAGAACATCGTCTTCCATTCCGTGACAAGCGTTCATGCACGCCGCAATGCGCTTGGCGCGCGCTGGACCCGCCTGATCGCCAGAGTAGTGCGAGACGCTGACCATGAAATACTCGCCATTGACGAGCGGAACGCCGATCTGGGCGCCGTGGCTAATCCAAGGGCGAGTGTCGTCGGCAGCGCTATGCTGGTTTTCATCGCGGATTGCACGGCAATAACCAAGCGCCTCGTCTTTGTCCTTAAAGAATGGACATGGTCTCTCTGGAATTTTTGTGCACGCCCACATTGCACACTTCTCACATGCCCTGTGATAACAATCCGCCGTATTCATGCTGCACCTGTGGCTTCATCGATGATGGCGCGCGCAGCCTTCTCGGCATCCGATTCCGGTTGGCCGGGCAGTCGCAGGCGGTCGCACTGGGCAAGAAGGCGGGCAAGAGCGGTAAGAAGAGCCGGAGAAGAGGCGAATAACTTGGCGTTCGTGTACAGAACGTCCCGGTCAATCTTCTGCAGCACATCAGGGATGCTTGAGGTATGCGCGAATGCGGTGTACGGACTTTGCAGCACCATATTGAACTGCGCGTTTCCGATATACAAAGAATCCCCGCTTCCGTCCGCTGTTGAAATAAACAACGGATCGTTCGTTGCTGCGAATCCGATCTTTTTGTCGAACACAGCCTCTTCGCGCATCCGGCGATCTAGGGCTGATCTGTAATCTTCACCATGCAAAATTGTTGTGGGCATTTTCGTCTCCGTGTATGGTTGTTGAACAAGCAACAAACAAAATATAGCATATGCCTAGCATATAGCAAGAGAAAAGAGGCTCCCGATGGAAAAAAAGAAAGAGAAGCGAAAGCCCGTTGATTGGGAAGCGGTAGAGACTCAATACCGAGCGGGGATTCGCAGCCTCAAGGATATTGGCGCTGAGTTCAATGTCTCTGCACCGGCAATCGTGCAACGAGCCAAGAAGAATGATTGGGCGCGCGACCTATCCGCGAAGATCAAACAGGCGGCCGAGAACAAGGTTAACGCGAAGCTGGTTAACGCAGAAGTTAACGCGGCGCGTGTAATTAACGACCGTCAAATTGTCGATGCCAATGCGACGATGCTGGCCGACAAGGTAATCAATCAGCGTGAGGACGTTCGCCGGGCGCGCTCTGTGGTCAATAAGTTGTGGACGTCCATTGAAGCAGAGGTCGAGCACAACGATGACTTCGCGAAGTTGGGCGCCATGCTGAGAAACGAAGACGAGTTCGGCCAGGACACGCTCAACGACATCTACCATGCCGCAATATCGCTTCCGCAGAAGGTGAAGTCGGTCAAGTTGCTGGCCGACGCCATCAAGGTGCTGATCGAACTGGAGCGGAAGATTCTGCGCATTGACACGATGCCTGATGGTTCGGAAGCCGGGAAAGCAATTGGAGAAGGAATCGCCAAGGGCATGTCGGATGCTTCAAAGGCGTTCCGTGACGAGTTGATGGCAGAACTTGCCGGGTGTGATGATTGACGAACATCCGGTCTTTAACGAGGCGCTTGCCCTAGCGCTGCGCTGCGCGTCGAGGAAAAAGGCCAAACGTGCGTGGATCAAACTGATCGATGAATTCGATGGCGAAGCAACACGCTGGCTGGGTGCGAATGACCGGTTCTTCCTTCTTACCAAACTGCTGCACCGCAAGGATGCCGACAAGCCGTGGTTGTACTCCAGATGCCGGGAAGTTGAAGCGGATCCCGATGATCGACTCGATCTATGGGCTCGGGAGCACTACAAGAGCACGATCATTACCTTCGCCGGGATCATCCAGGAGATCATCCGTAACCAAGAAATAACCGTCGGCATCTTTTCCCATACCAAGCCGATCGCCCGCAAGTTCCTTCTGCAGATCAAGGCCGAGCTTGAGACAAATCAAGACTTGGTCCGTTTCTACCCTGACATCTTCTTTGCCGAGCCAAAGAAGCAGGCGCCGAAGTGGTCCGAGGAAAAGGGAATCGTCGTCAAGCGCAGGACAAACCCGAAGGAAGCGACGGTCGAGGCCTGGGGATTGGTCGATGGACAACCGACCGGCGCGCACTTCGCGCTGCGTGTCTACGATGACGTGGTCACAAGGGAATCGGTATCGACGCCCGAACAGGTGACCAAGACGACCGATGCGTGGTCATTGTCCGATAACTTGGGCGCCGCCGGCGAGGATGGCAAGGGGCGAAGCTGGCACATCGGCACGCGCTACAGCTACGCCGACACGTACCAGTTCATGCTCGACAAGAAAGCGCTGATACCGCGCATATACCCGGCCACCGATGACGGGACGATCGACGGCAACCCGGTTTTCCTGTCCGAAGCCGCTTGGGCTGAGAAGAAACGCAAGCAGACACTGGCCACACTCGCCGCCCAGATGCTGCAGAACCCGGCGGCCGGCGCCCAGGCACTGTTCAAGAAAGAATGGCTGCGCTTCGCCGATGTCCGGCCGGGCACGCTGAACGTCTACATCCTGGTCGATCCGGCATCCAGCCGAAAGAAGGGCAGCGACCGAACGGCAATCGCGGTGATCGGCATCGACGCCGCGCGCAACAAGTACCTGCTCGACGGCTACCACCATCGCATGAGTCTGTCCGAGCGCTGGACCGCGCTGTCTGGACTGCGCAAAGTCTGGATGGCGGTTCCCGGCGTTCAGATGGTCAAGGTCGGGTATGAGCGCTACGGCAGCACATCGGATCTCGAATACTTCGAAGAGAAGATGGAGAAGACCAAGGACAGATTCGAGATCATCGAACTGGCGTGGCCTCGGGATGGTACAGCCAGCAAGTACGACCGCATCCAGCGCCTTGAGCCAGATTTCAGGGCCGGGACGTTCTATCTCGCCGCGGTGACGCCGGCAGGACCAGACGGACGCCCGACGGTGACCAAGAACCAGCAGCGCGTGATCGATGCTGGCCAGAAGTACCGAATCTTCACGCCAACACGGCGCGTCGACGAGAACCGCAACGCCTACGCGCTCAACAAGACATTGCTCGACGAATACCTGGTGTATCCGTTCGCCGTGCATGACGACTTCCTCGATGCCTGCAGCCGTATCTACGACATCGAGGCCGTACCCCCGATCATTATCAATGAGCGGGATCTCGAACCAGAAGTGTTTGCAGACGGAGTGTGACCATGAAATTCAATTTCCTAGACCTATTGATGCGCAAGCCTGCCAAGAGCCAGAGAGAGTTTATATCGGTTCCCTCGAACATGACCCCACGGAGGGCGGTGGCGATAGCTCACGAAGACATCTCTGAAGACCTGGAGCGCTCAATAAGACGGGCAAATCATCTTCAACGTCAGTTGGAAGAAGCAGAAAACCATCGTGATGGTCTGGTTAAGGCACAAGACCGTATGTCGCTGTGGCTAGAGAACAATCCGGAGTAGTGACCATGGCCAACAACAACACCAGCGAGCGACTCTGGTCTGAGGAAGTCGCCATTGCCGCTGCCAGCGACCCGCTGACCGCCGACACCGACCCGACCAAGGAACCCGGCTACGAGTTTTCCAACGGTCGCAAGTTCAACACCGGCCAGGCGTTCTATGAACCTACGACCAATCAGTGACGCCCTGGCCGAGAACGCGCAGGACGATTACGAGCAGTTGCCCGAGCCAATCAAGATGATTTACACGCGCAAGGAATTTCTCTGGCTGTCGGACGCCGAGAAGGCCGGCATCGTGCAGCGCGAGTGCGAACCCGATTACTGACCAACATCAACGAGGATCACATGGGACTTATTGACCTGACCGGTACGCCGGACATCGCGGCGCTCGACTTCAACATGGCCAAGGAGATGTCGGAATGCCTGACCGCCGCGTACCCTGGCCATGCCTGGGCGGTGACCTGCGAAGGCGAGAAGGGAATCGCCACGGTGCGCAATCTCGCGCTATCGGGCAACTGGGGCTTCCTGATGAAGCTTACGAGCATGAGCTCGTCGTCGGACTGGAAGAAGCAAATCATCATGGCCGGCGGTGAGTTGCTGGAGCGCTTCAGGCTTCGCCGCGGCGCCGTTGATCATGACGCCGTGGCCTCGCTGGCAATGGATCCGCTGGGCCGTAAAACACTGGGAGATTACTCAAATGGCTGATAACGAGAAATTATTGCTCGACGAAGCAAAGGCGCTACAACTGGCGCGAGACGCCTACAGCGGCTCGACCGACTACTTCGACGCCAATATCCGGGCAAGGATCGAGCAGGACATCCGCCGCTTCCAATCTCGCTTCCCGTCGGGCTCGAAATACCTGAGTGAAGGCTACAAGTCGCGCTCGCGTATCTTCCGTCCAAAGACTCGAGCAACCATCCGCAAGAACGAGGCGGTGGCCGCTGAAGCCTTTTTCTCGACGCTGGACATGGTAAGTATCACGCCGAGCGACGATAGCAATGATACGCAGCGCGCCTCGGCTGATGTTATGGGTGCTCTGCTCCAGCACCGGCTCACGAAGAACATTCCGTGGTTCCAGATGTGCATCGGCGGCTACCAAGACACGATGGTGACCGGAGTGGTGGTCAGCCACCAGCACTGGCTCTACAACCCAAAGAAGAAGAAAGATCAGCCGATGGTCGAGCTTCTTCCCCTGGAGAACTTCCGCTTCGATCCGGCGGCAGCGTGGTATGACCCAGTTGGGACCAGTCCGTACCTGATTCAACTGGTGCCGATGTACGTAAAGAACGTGCGTTCGCGAATGACATCAAAGCGATGGAAAGAGTATTCCGACCAAGAAATGATGTCGTCTCTCAAGAATTACGACTCAACGCGCATGGAGCGCGAAGGAAACCGAACCGACCCGACGCAGCCGGTAACAGCGATCACCGACTATACGATCGTCTGGGTGCATCGCAATATCATCGAGTGGGAAGACGAGGATCTGATTTTCTACACACTGGGCACCGAACTGCTTCTGTCCGATCCAGCGCCGCTAGAGAGTGAGTACGCCCACGGAATACGGCCCTACGCGGTAGGCAACTGCGTGATCGAGACGCACAAGACGTATCCGGGCGGAACATCAGCGCTTGGCGCAAACATTCAGGACGAAATCAACGAGATCGGCAACATGCGGATCGATAACGTTAAATTCGTCCTCAACAAGCGCTACTTTGTGCGCCGAAACAAGCAGGTCGACGTACGTAGCCTGGTACGGAACGCATCAGGGTCGGTCACGCTGATGGACGATCCAGAGTCTGACGTCAAGGTCGTGAGCACTGAGGACGTGACTTCGTCCAGCTACAACGAGCAGGACCGCTTGAATCTGGACTATGACGACGTAGCCGGCGTGTTCTCCGGTTCGTCGGTGGCCAGCAACCGCAAGTTGAATGAGACGGTCGGCGGCATGAACATCCTGACCGGCAGTTCGAACCAAGTGCAGAACTATCAACTCAAGACCTACGTGGAAACGTGGGTCGAGCCCGTCTTGCGCCAGTTGATGCTACTCGAGCAGCACTACGAGACAGACGAACGCATAATTGCTCTGTGCGCCGGCAAGGCAAGGTTGTTCCAGAAGTTCGGAATCGACGCGGTAACCGATGAAATGCTCGCCGAAGAACTGACGCTGAACGTCAATGTCGGTATGAGCGCGACCAATCCGAACGACAAGGTGAACGCGATTGCGCTGGGCATGGGCGCGATCAAGACGATTCTCTCTGAAGGATTGCTTGAGAAATACGGCCTGCAGCCGCAAGAGCTGATCAAGGAAATTCTTGGTGCACTGGGCCACCGCGACGGCGGCCGCTTCTTCAAGTTCGACGAGCAGGAAGATCCGCGCATTACATCGCTGATGCAACAGGTCAAGGAACTGAAAGCGGCGCTCGACGCGAAGAATCCGCCCGAGGTCATCGCCGCGCAGGTCAAGAAGCTGGAAGAGGAAGCCAAGAAGGTTGCCGCTGACCGCGTCAAGAGTGGCGTCGAAGGTGCGTACTCAGCTATTCAAACGGCCCAGGTCATTGCCTCAATGCCGGAAGTCTCGCCGATCGCCGACGGCGTCATGCAGCAGGCCGGCTACACGACGCCGAATCCATTGGGCGCTGATCCTAACCTGCCACAACCCGAGCAGGCCGTGGCGCCAGCCGTTGATTTCCCGAAAAGCACCAATCCGCTTTCGCCGGCCAGTCCATTTACCGGGGAACAGGCGGGCATCGAAACGCAGGCTCCTGATGGAGTAATCCAATGACCCCAACCGGAGAAACAATCGTCATCGATCCGATGATCAAGGATCTGATGGATAACGCTGCGACCGGCGAGGCCGCCAAGTTGTTCCTGCAATCAGGACTCGGCGGATACATCGCCAAGTGCGCAGCCGAAGAAGTAGAGGCTGCCACCGCTGAACTGATCGATGTTGATCCGAACAACCCAATGGCCATTTCTGAACTTCAGATGAAGATCAAGGTGGCATCGACCGCAATTATGTGGCTAACCGACGCGATGACGGCCGGCGAGCACGCTATGCAGCAACTGCACGACGAGTAACCGACCGGGCAATCCTGCACGGTTTCTACCCTTGGGCGCTTCGGCGCCCTTTTTATTTGGAGAATCACAATGACCGATCCTGCACAAAATGCCACCCGTACGGACGCATTGGAGCAGTTGGAGAATCAAACCTCCGGCGCTACCAATGATGATGGCGCCACTGAAGTTGTTGTCTCGCCACGCATGGCTGCCTTGGAAGCGATCGCCGCCCAGCGCCGCGAATCGCTGAAAGCCGATGATGTCGATATGACCGGTATGGATCCAGATAAACCCAATCCAGAACCCGAGGCGAAGACTGGCGATGATCAACTCGCCGCGCAACTTGGTCAGGACGAAAGGACGGTTCAGTACGCCGATCCGAACATGCGCGTCAAAGTAAAGGTTGATGGTGAAGAACTCGAATTGCCGCTGGCTGATGTCGTCAAGAGCTACCAGAAAGACTCGGCGGCATCGAAGCGCCTGCAGGAAGCAACACGCTTAATGCAGCTTGCGGAACAAGCAACAAACAAAATTGCACAAAATACAAACCAAGGGGATAATTCTTCACAAAGCGCAACTGAAACAGCCAAACCAGACGACAAGGTCGAACGGTTAGGAAAGATCAAGGGCGTTTTCTCGAAGCTCTATTCGGGCGACGAGGAAGGGGCGGCAGAAGAGATGTTGCAGTTGATCGGCCAGGGCGCGAGTGCTACGGCACAGACTACCCAACAGCAACCGATCGACACAAGTCAAATCGCTTCCCAAGTAAGGCAGCAACTCGCAGTCGAAAGCGCATACGGCGAAGTGCAGACGGACTATCCGGCGCTCTTCTCGAATGACGAACGTGGCGTGGTACTCGGCAAAGAGACCGTCGCGCGCATGAATCTCAAGGAAGCCGCTGGCATCCAGAAAGACCAGGCGCTGCGCGAATCAGCCGAAGAAGTCGCTAAGTTGTTCGGGATCGAGAAAGCAGGACGTCAACAGGCAGCACCGCAACGTACCGCCAGAGATACGAAGTTGGAGCGAAAAGCCAATCTGGATTTACCAGAGTCGGCAAACGTGGTGGCAGGAAACAAGGTGTCTCCGGCTGAAGCTCCGAACGTGTCCAGCGTCATTGCAGAAATGGCGAAAGCGCGGCTCGGGCAAAGCATGAACCCCAAGTAACTGCCAGACAACTTTAAGTCCGTTTTCACATATAGGAGGCTGTCATGGCCACTGGTCAGATATGGGTAACGAACTCTCTCGGCGGGTACATGTACTCGGATAACCTGTCGAAAGTGCTTCGTATGGCGGTTCAACCGCTAGTGAAATTCCGTCAGTTCGCTGACGTGAAAGACGCGGCGATCCAGGGCAAGAGCAAGGGGCAGGAATTCCACTGGAACGTCTATTCGGATGTGGCGACGCAGGGCACGGTGCTGACTGAAACAAGCACGATGCCGGAAACGAACTACACCATCACTCAGGGCACGATGACGATTACCGAATACGGTAATGCGGTTCCCTACTCTGGCAAGCTGGATGATCTGTCCGAGCAGCCGGTGAAGGAAGTCATCAGCAAGGTGCTCAAGAACGACGCCAAAAAGGCGTTCGATATTGCCGCGCAGGCTGAGTTCAACAAAACCATGTTGCGCGTGTATCCGACTGGTGGCACCAGCACGACCGCCATCACCTTGAGCACTACGGGCACGGTCGGCGGCACCAATACCGGTATCGCGCTGAACAAGACCTTCGTCAAGGCGATTGTCGACACCATGAAGGAGCGGAATATTCCGCCCTACGAGGCCGACGATTACTTTGCGCTCGGTCACCCTTCGACGTGGCGTCAGCTCAAGAACGATCTAGAAAGCGTGCACCAGTATGTGCAGCAAGGTTTCCAGATGATCCTCAACGGCGAAATTGGCCGCTACGAGGGCGTTCGCTTCATCGAGCAGACGAACATCGCTAAGGCGGCTTGGGGCGGCGGTGCAACCAACTGGGCCTACTTCTTCGGTGCCGACACGGTGGCCGAGGGCGTTGTGGTACCGGAAGAAATGCGCGGGAAGATTCCGTCCGACTACGGTCGTTCGCGTGGCGTCGCCTGGTACTACTTGGGCGGCTTCGGGATCGTGCATACGCTGGCCGCACAGTCTCGAATCGTGAAGTGGGATTCGACCTAACCCAGACTGATTGACAACCAGGAGAGGGGCGACGGCCTCTCTCCGTTCTTGGAAGGAGATCACGATGGACGGTATCAAGTACAACACTGGCGCATCAGGTTTAGGCGGCTCGCTTGGCGGGATGTCTACTGGTGCGCTTTCTTCTGGGTTCGCCGATGTCACGCCCGCAAAACTCGATCCTTGGGATCCGGATTGCGAGCGCCAGGACGACGGCGGCACCAACTCCGTAGGCGACAAATGGGCATTCAGTAAGACAGGCGCCTGCGGTCGTCCGAACGGAAACGAACGCTAAGGAGCGCGCAATGGGCACAAATCATCCCCGTCCTACGGGGAACATCCGCGACGGAAACGGCGATTTGCCGATGCTTCCTGATCGCGGTACCGGCACCGGTTTCAACGGTGACACCTATGGCGCCGACGTCTCGCCGACCGCCATCAATCGCCAGGGCGGAATCACTGGCGCAACGAAGTCGCATTCTCCGGACGAAAAGCCGGGATGCAATAACCGTAAAGGATGCTGATCAATGAAACTCGACAAGTCGAAACCCTATGGCCAGATTTCAGGCGAGCATTCCGCCATGTTCGAGCAGAATGGCGCGTTTTTTGACGCACACGGCGATGAAGTCGTCGGCGAAGATCCGGCAACACAGAAGAATGCAGAAGGCCAAGATACGCCGCCGGCACCAACTACACCGAAGGCGCCGCGTGTCAAAGCCGTAAAGGCTGTGAAGGCGCCGAAGGCCGAGCCCAAGAAACCGGGACGCAAGGCTGCTGCCGAAACAGCGCCGAAAACTCCGGTAGATGAACAGATCGCTGCTCAGACCGGGGCCTGATCGATGTGGCGACCGGATGACCAGCAGGGCAACGAATCCGCCAAAGTGCGGTGGGATATTGTTGAATACACCCGCGGTCAAGGCTTAGACCTTGGCTGTGGGCCGAATAAGACATTCCCGCACTTCACTGGCGTCGACAACCTGAAAGACGTTGAACTGTTCGGCATTGAAATAAATCCGGACATGGTTGTCGAATCCTGCGAGCACCTTCCTGAATTCGAAGACGCTAGCCAGGACTTTGTTTTCTCGTCTCACCTTCTGGAGCACATCGACGATTACGCCGGCGCGCTCAAAGAATGGTGGCGCGTGATTCGCCCCGGCGGCCATCTGGTTCTCTATCTACCGCACCGCGACCTGTATCCGCACATCGGAACGCCAGGATCGAATCCGGACCACAAACACGACTTCTCGCAGCGCGACATCGAGCGCGCGATGGAATCTGTCGATGGTGGCTGGTCGCTTCTAGTCAATGAACTGCGCGATCAGGATCAGGAATACTCATTCCT